GAGTGCTAGGCGACAATGATTCAAACTTAGCCGTCAACTGACCGATACCCGCCGTCAACTGCTCCATCAAAACGGTAGCGCGATCCAACAAACCAGACTCCGCGATACTGATCATTAGTCCTTCGAACGCGGAACGCAGTTTCGTGAGTTGACCCTGCAACCCTTCCAACTGAGTATCCGCGATGGACTGAGCAGTACCACCCGCGTTCTCAAGTTCACCCGTCAAATCAGAAAGAGCATCCGCACCCTGATCAACCAGAGCCGCCATAGCCGGACCAGCACGCTTACCGAAGATCGTCAGGAAGTCAGACGTACTAGCACCCGAATCACCCAACTGACGAACAATGTCATCCAACGGCAATAGATTGCCTTCGGCATCCTTCGTCTGCAACCCAAGATTCTCAATGACCTTGGCTGCCTTGTTCGATGGATCCAGCAAAGACGCAATAGCGTTACGCAGAGACGTACCCGCCATGCTCCCCTGAATACCGGCGTTACCCATCAAACCGATAGCAGCAGCGGCTTCCTCAAAGTCAACACCCGCAGACGCAGCAACCGGACCGGCGTACGTCATCGCTTCGCCAAGTTGGGAAAGGTCAGTGTTCGCGCTTGTGAACGTCTTAGCGAGAACGTCAACAACGCTAGTCATCTGATCGGCGGTCTTGCCGTAACCCGTCAATACGTTAGACGCAATATCGGCAGCCTCAGCCAAATCCATCTGACCGGCAGCAGCCAACTGCAACACACCCGGCATGGACTCAAGAATGTCCGTCGTCTCAAAACCAGCCATAGCGAGGAACGACATACCCTCAGCCGCCTGACCAGCAGTGAACGCGGTAGTGCGGCCAAGTTCCGCCGCCTGATCCTTCAACGCGTCAAACTCTTCACCCGTCGCACCAGACACGGCACGCACACGGTTCATGGACTTCTCAAACTCAGCAGCAGTAGCAACCGCCGCAGCACCGATACCGACAATCGGCAACGTCACAGACTTAGTGAGAGTCCCACCAGCCTTTGACACAGACTGACCGACACCCTGAATCTTTTTACCCATTGCAGCGAACTTGTCGCTGAACGTCTTAGTCTGCGCCTGCATCTTGGCGATCTCGCGTTGTGCCTTCGCAAGATCTTTGCCGTCCCAATCCGACAGCAGGCTAACGAGAACCGCAGGATTTCTAGCCACGGTACGCTCCTAACTTAGCCTGAGCCGCTTGTGTTGCTTTATCGACTAACTCAATAATCTTTTGTGCCTCAGATTCCGCGTTCCATTCCTGCGGAGAATCGTACGCACCCCACACAAGACGGGATGCAGATTTGCCGGACACCTCACGGATCTTCTGTACGAACGATTGACCGTTGCCGTACGTGCGACCCGTACGCGGATTGCGACCCGGCCTAGGTGGTGCACCGTCAGACTTCCGACCAGCGAGTTCCCAAATCACACCAGCCGCAGTAGTGTTCTGCACACCCATCACATTTGACACGACCGTGCCGCGCTTGCGCCGCTTCGCCGTCGTCACCTTGATACCAGAACGAATCCCCTGCGCGTCATAACCGCCACGCCACCCTTTCCAGCCGCGCAACGGTTGACCCTCTTTGACTAACCCCTGCGACTCATCACGCAAAGTATTAGCCGACTTACGCAAACCCTTCAACGTGTCCTTGCGAACATCGTTATCAAGTTCCTTCAACGCATTCAACGTCGTCCGGATACCCTTGATTTCAACCTTCACTAAGACCCCTTATTGGCTTTACGTTCCTGAACACCCCGCCAACGCAAATACCGTTGCATTGTCGTAATCACCCGATCAGATTCCGCCATGACAGCAGACGGACTCAAACCGAACTCATACGCCAAATGCACTATTCGGAACGTTGCGGACTGCTCCCCAAAGGGACAACTTCATCCCCATCAGCGAACTCAACATCAGGATCCGCGACACCAAGCCACTCATTGAAATCACCGATAGACGAATCAGACCGACGCAGCGAATGCCACGCCAACCAGAACATATCCGTCAAACGGAACTCATCTTGGAACTTAGCAACAGACCGGTTGAACTCCGCTTCGAACGCGACAAGATCAACCGCCGACACTGTAACGTCAGCGGTTGATCCGTCGCCGTTCGTTATGCGTAGGTGCATCTTCATGGCAGGAACTCCTATCTAGGACGAAGTTAGGCGGTAGCGCGGGTGACCTCACCGGTGATCGGCAGGCTCACGCTCACGGTAGCGAGATCGCCAACCGCACCATCCACACTTGAATACTCAGTGACGAGAACGTCAAATTGGTAATCAGGGTTAGTGGCAGAGGTGGCAGCGGTTCCACCCGGCTTCACGGAAACCGCGACGGTCCCGCCAAGGTTCGGGAAGAACAGCGAGTCAATACCGGACGCACCGAAATCCTGATGCATTTCGAAATCAACTGTGCCGGACTTCAAACCGCCGATACGAGTGCGGTAGCCGCCAGCCGCGCCGAACGCGGTTGTCTCCACATCGTCAGCGGAAAGGTTGATGGTCACGCTTGCGCATGACGAAGTGATGGTTGAACCGGCGAAAACAATAACCGGATCGGTCAGCACGAACTTAGCCATGATGCTCCTTACGCATACACAGTAACCGCAAACGTCACGGTTAGATAGGTGTTCTCATTGATGGTGGCAGCGCGGTAATCCCGTGCTTCCGTTACTCGAAGATCCTGCACCAGACCTCCGAGAGTCTTATCTGATTCCAACGCAGCCTTCACGCTGCTGGATCCTGACGGATTGCAGTACCCGTCAAGGTTGGATTGCGCGTTACGGTCCGACACTTTCGACACGATCACCTGCACCGTAAACGTGTACGTGTCTAAGCCGCGACCGAACGCCGTATCGAAACTAATGTTCTCAGGGAAGATGATTGCGATAGGTGGCTTCGGTTCGTCCGGCACATACGCCGAAGTGCGCAGACCACTGATCGTTACAAGGTTCGTTGCGATCCCTGTACGGATCTCACTGAGGGTAGGCATCAGGCGACACCGTGCGTGACCTTGCGGAACGGCATAAGCATCGACTGAATATCAGGATCAATGCGAGCCACACGCACCGCACCCATATCCCCGAACCCGGCGACGCCAAGCGCAGACGAATAACGCTGATACTGTCGCAGGCTCGCGAGGATTGTTGCTTGCTTCACCGCAGCCGGAACAGCAGTAGCGAACCCGAACACACCCGTGATCTTCACGCCGGTTTCGTTAGCGACCACATCCACGGGGAACAAGTAATCACCGACGGCACGCAGACGCGTGATCGGGAAATCAAGACCAGCGTTCGTGCGGTTCAACGGCTCAAGTTGGTAATCCGTCGCGGTCCATGTTTCATCGTAGATGCCGTCAAGACCGGCGGATGTTTCTACTGTGATCGCGGTTCCGGCGATATCGTCAACGTCTACGAAGTAAGCATTCGTCGCCGCGAAGTAGCGTGTCTCAGTTCCATTGGTGTAGAACCGGCGTTCGCAGTAACCGTCAATCATGCGTGACGACGACTCAATAGCCGTCTCTAGCAACTCATCGTCAACGTTGTCCGTGATCCGCGCTGCGGCTTTCACCTGACTTAGAGTCGCATAGCCGTTAGTGATCGCCATGTGCGTCCCGCTTTCCGTAATAAAGATCCGTTATCTCATGCACGGCTTGCCGTATGTTGTCGTCCGAAATGTCACCACGCCGGATCATGTTGTCCACGGCGCGTTCAATCTCCCGCATCACAATGTCATCAGTTGATATGCAGGCTGCCGCTGCGGTACTTGTGTCCCTCCAACGTGGGAGTGACCCACGGATTGATGCTATGCACGCTGACACCGAGCGACCGAAGTTTTCCCGCCATAGATTCAAGTGCGTTCCTCCACACATCGAAATGCAACAAACCGTCAGGGTGTTCATAGTCCGTGACCCGTGACGCGCCGTCGAACTCTCCGCAATCCGCGCCAACCATGACGATATGCGCAGCACCCATATACGCCGCAAGGTGCATAGTCATGTGCACACTAGACGGACCAACAATCAACGTATCCGGATCCTCAGGCCAATGATCAAACGGATTGAAAGCCGCATAGCGTTGATCAATCGTCGGACACTTGATCACGTTCGGTTCACGCGCCGGATGCGCACTCCTGTCCTCCGACGGTAACTGTTCAACCTCTGTCGTAAACACCGTCAAATCTGGACGCATCTGCGCTATCTGATCCGCATCATTGTGGTGATGGGACACCGAATAGAACCGTTGTAGTCCTTTGCTCACTCCGGAAAAATTGACGCACACGCATAACTTGTCGTCAAAGAAACTTGCGTCAATGTGGTTCAGGCTAGAACCGGATCCGATGACCCACGCCGTTTCACCGGCATGCATCCCACGATAGTCCGTCAATCCCATGACAGGTTCCGTCTGCGTCGCAGAGAATAACCACCGTCCCCGAACTCTTGCATACTGTGTTTGCGTTGCACGTATCGCCGGTTATCTTCGAACGTTTCCGCGTTGCGCCGGTCGTAGCCGTGTTTCAGGGTGGAACTGTTGTCG